TTAATATACTACCTGCAAACCCTTCTATCATTCAGAACCCTCACTTCGCTTACCCTCAACCGGCACACCGCTTTCGCTCAATATGTCGAGTAGGTCGTTATTGTTTGATAATAGTTTGCGTTGTTCACGCTTTTGGTCCCTGCGCGCTACCGCACCCTTGGCATCTTTCTTGCTTGCTTGGGCTGTTGCCTCGGTAATCTTATCGTTTATCTCAGCAGCAACAATAAGGTCCATATTCATAAGGTGGCGACCACCCTCCACGGAATACTTGAGCCATAAATCAGAAGGAAGTGTCCCTTTGAAGGCCATACAAAGGCTCGGTGCGACCATCAGGAATTCTGAAAAGGGACCGCGCCTTCCTCATCGTCACCACGGACGAATTGAAGAATACTGTTCAATTCTTCAAAGGTAAGCATATTAGCATCAATATCCTCATCGAGAATACAAGCAGGAACCCACTCCTGTATCTGTTCCTCTATGCCGCCCCCTAATTCATCAAGTATAGATGCGAACTCCTCGTTCTGCTCATCAGTCCACTTGTCAGGAGTGCCTGCGTGTCGCATCTTGCGAAACGCTTTGCCCTGAAGGTTGGTAATTTTGAGTCTCTCCATACCGGAGGCTTGCCTGACCCAAATCTTTCGTCCGTCGTCTAACTCTATCTCTTTCTTCATAATTGGCATGATAACACTACTCTATAGCCCGAAGGCTCGCTCAAACAAAACCAAACGTTATAGCATTAATAAATATTTATGCTACATCATACCAAACAACAGTGAGAGAAACGTCTTCGCTGTTCTTTTTTCTTGATACATCACAGGAAATGACTACATCGCTGTTGGCTATGGCTGCCCTGAAAGCAGTCTGCACTTCAGCAACCGTTCCAGCGAATCTGCTGACCATCAACTTAGTCTTATCGGTGATTACAGTGCCGCCGTTGTTAGCCATCACTCATCACCCTTTGGTTCCTCGACCTTTTTGGCTGCTGCCTTCTTCTTAGGAGCGGCCTTGACTGCCTTCTTGGGAAGTCTGCGGATGTATTTCATTGCCACAGTCTTGTTGGCGATTCCCGATAGTATTTCTGCTGAAACGTCATCGACTTCATGACCGAGAGATTCTGCTAATTCCACGAAACTCATTCAATCACCTCAAGCGTCGTATTGCGTGCCTGATAGGTCAGTTCCTGATGCTACAACGCTCATACCGCCCAAGTTGTCATCATAGAGGCCGATAAATCCTACAGTCATGGTGTTAGTGTCCCTACCGCTTACAGATGCTTCGGGGGCTTCAAACCTGACGTTGTAAAATTCAAAATCAATGTAATCTGCACCTGCTTCGTCTTGTAGTTTCAACTTTAACGAAGGCGCTGCACCGTCATTGTATGCAAGACCATCTGATGCAACCAAACCATCGTAGGTAGGTTCTGCCGCAGAACTTGTGTAAATGACCTTGTTGAACTCAAGGCTCCCACTGATTTCCCTGCGCTGTGCTGGTGGCGCACGGCTGTAGGTGCTGTTACCTATACCGTAAGCGTTGTCTGTGTCCCTGTTTAGATTGATATCAAAGGAGAAGGACTTAACTGTTACTACTGCTGCACCATCAGTTGAACCATCATCAAAACTGACTTCTCCGTTAGCGAAGTAAAGAGCGTCGAGAGCACGCCCAGTGAAAACAACGTCAGATGTTTCCAATGCAGCCGTTGCTGATTCTGATTTACCGACGAAGCCCACGCTCATCATAGCGTATTCTCCAACTGTTGCGCTGACGCTTAGTGAATTTGTCATCATACCTGTGAAAGTGTGTTCTTTCTCTTCCCTACCAACACGGACAGTCCATGATGGGTAAACACCAGCGGATGCGCTGGTAAGAGAAGGCTCGGTCATTGTGTGAATTTTAGCGGCACCCGCTGTTGAGTATGCGTCTTGTGGGAAGAAAGAATAAAGCAAGTTACCCACGAAGTCATCCACTTGGATAGCGAGGTTTATGTCACCCTCGGACCTTTCCAATCCGGTCACGGACTTTGCTGCTATCGGTCTGCTCATGTCTTGTCTTGTCATCAAATCATACGTTGTTCCGAGCGACTCGTCATCGACCTCTCCGTAAACCGGAGTGCCTGAGCCCGGCTCGCTTCCGTAAGATGCTTCTTTCTGTATTGATACATATCTGTTTAGGAATTCCACCATAGTTACACCTCTATGTGTTCTTAGCACACACTGACTGCTTTATCAATCTTTTCATCGGTGACGCATATCTATGCGCCTCATATACGTCATTGTCAGGGTGTGAACGCATATTGTCTCATCGTCATCCATCTTAGTATCTAACTGCGCGTCGTAAGACGTAATACTGTCCGTCGTTCCCTGCACGCCCGTCTGCGTGTATAACTCATCGAATACTTCTCCCATAATATTAAGTCCTGCCCTGTAAGCATTCTCGTAGTTAGTGCCGCGTGTTGTCACGAATACCTGCACATCGTAGTTCTGTGTTATCTTTGCACCACCAAGAGACTCAAAATTAGGGGAATTCAGACTACTGATAAGAACGTGTATGGACGGGGAGGAAAGTCTGTTTGTCATCTGCGATGATAAATCATATCCGTAAACTATGGAGGAATCGGGAACCTGCGTCTTGAGGTACGGTCTATCTGAATCCTTCAGTTGCTCTACCACACCAAGCCCCATGCGTGCCAGCGTGTCCTGCGCGAAGTCGGAAAGCAGCAACTCGTCAGGGGCGAAAGCGCCGAACTTGGAGTAGTAAACAGCGCCCCATTTTACAGACCCGCTTCCGTTGCCCCATACGACACCCGTGGAAGACGAGTTATCAGCCGTCACAGAAGAGAATACAGCCGTTCCATCATCGTCGTTGATAATCTCATGCGTGTATAGTTTTGCGTCCGTTCCTGTGAGTGTAAGACGTAGAATAAGGGTAGTTGGGTTATCCTCCGCCTTAGCCAAGTCAAGGTCGTTTATTGTTACGGTAGTAGTTCCTACGAGTTTAAGGGAAGTGTTGTTGCCCGTGGATTGAACCTCGACCTTCTTTGCCCCATCATCTATCTTCATCAGCACCGTGCCGTCAGATGGTGCGCTTGTGTACTCTAACACAGCGACGAGCGTGTTTGCCGTGCCTGTAGGTGCTATCGAGTATGTGCCGTTGGTGATGACCCAATCCCCACCGGAGGCAGACCCGCTTCCTGATGCCAGTGTGAAACTGTCGTTGAATGTGCCGGTCAATGCCGCAGGGTCGCCGCCCTTCATGCGCGAGGTCCAATATTGAGTCTTCGTTGCTATTGACATCTAATCAACTCCGTGTAACGCCTGCAATACTATCACCTTTTAGGTTACGCTTAATTCTTTCGGTCCCAACGCTGATAAAACCACTTGCCAACCTGAATTTTCCTGTTCCTTCTTCTGTCAGTTCAACCAAAGAGGGGTCAGTTTTTCTCATACGGCTACCTCTTATACCTGTTGGGTTAGACTCAGAATCACCTATATCATAGGAACCCACTCTCATAGTTATGAATTGGTTTTTATTTTTTTCACCAACATCGTGCGTCCTGATAGAATCTGCTATAGTATGATATATGTCGCCTGCTTCTGCTTTTCCGGGTAATATATTACTTTTGTATCTTCTGCTCATTCCTCTTATTTCAGCACTTGCTCGTGCAGCACCTTCTCTCGCACCTTGGTCCATAGCGAATTGCATCTTCTTTCTTATGGCTTTATTTATTTCCTCTATGGCCGTTTTCATCTCAGTGGTGTTGAAGTAAGCACTGAATCCCACTGTTTCTGCTTTGTGACCACGCAGAATATCATTTGCGTTAGTTCTAAGCGCGGCTCCACTCACGCCCTCATAAGTATTAGCCATGAATTCAAGTTGGTCCATAGCCATGTCTATTTCTTTTTTGACTTCTATGCCGGTTAGACCTTTCAAAGTGGCTATAGCCTGTATTCTTGGAAAACCCGGATGGTCGAAGGGCGACTGAGTAAACAACTCATCGTTAGCGTTTTGTTTTAGTTTATTCTTAATACTAACCATTTACTCACCTCAGACAGTTCCGAGGTGTGCAATCTGCATAAGGTTCTTCTCGCCACGCTCTCTCAATACTCCGCCTCTCAATGTGCCTTCCGGCCCGGTTGTCTGGAAAGTACCCTCGTCTTCCATGTAGTAGGCAGCAGCAAGGTCAGCACACACTTCACGAATTACCTTCAAGGTATCGGTTTGTGTGTATAGACCATCGCTTCCGCTTGAAGCACCTGTGGAGGGAACGGAACGGCCATAGTCACGCCAGCACTGGTCTACATCCAATGTAGCCCTTCTGATGGCTGTGGTCAATCTGCTTGCGGCCTGTGTGCGCTGTGCGCTGTTCAGACCCAATCTCGACCCCACATCACTACTGTTACAATAATCCGGCATCTACATCACCTGTGTCCCTATTCCAAGAGCGGAGGCGAGCATGGCTAATAGCCCGAACATCACCTTCTGCTGCATTCCCATATTCTTCTCAATCAAACCGTTTGTCACCTTCAGTTCCGTCGCCACTTCCGTCAACCCCGTCTTCATCTCACCTTGCATATCTGCAATGCGTTCAATAAGTATTTCGTGTCGGCGGATATCCGCTTCGGCATTGTCCATACGGACTTTCAATACTGCAACTTCACTCATCTTTCTTCACCGGACTCTTCTTCTTGCCCGGTTTCTTGGTTGCCTTTGCTTTGACTGACTCAGCAGCCTTAGTGACCTCATCAACCACATCTTCTGCCTCTGCCACTTTTTCTTTGACTTCGCTGATGGAGCCAAGAACCTCGTCAAGACTGATGGAGCCATCGGCTGCCATTGCCTTATACTTCTTGTAACCCCAAGCGGCTATGCCTATCAAGGCGGCAACGCCGACGAGGATAATCTCTATCTCGTCTAGTAGCGAGGAACTCTCGCTAACGCAGTCTATCACACATTCCATTACTGTTTCATTGGTGCTGTTGTTCATTTTATTCCCCTCTATCGTATATTACTTGTTTCACGGCTGAGTGTGGTATTACTGCGAATGGGCGTGCCGAACCGTCCCGGTAAATCTTAAAACCATGAGGTGTTTCTTCAATGTTTACATTGGTATAAGACTTTTCCGGTGGTCTGTAGACTATTTTGCCCCTCCTTTTACTATTCATCCTGCTCCCCTTCTACTTTTGCAGCGTTTCTCTGTGCTACTTGCAGGGATAACTCTTGGACATCTCTCTTCAGACTCCCAAGAACTGCGTCAATCTCGTTTATGGCCTTCTCCATAAGGCGCATGAACATAAGGCGGTCAGTTGCTACTTCTCTCATTCTGTCTACTTCACTATCACTCTCAGACATAACACTACCACCCTTTGTAGGCTATTTAATACATTTGTATCATGCAGGTCCAAGATACTCTATGCTAATCTGACACTGATTAGTC